TGGGGATAGTATTAATGTAACTTTAACAGATGCAAGTGCAGCAGTATTCTCTCTTTTTAAAACAAAAACAATTGGGTCAAATGCAACTACAGAGTTGATAACACAACCAATTGTATTACAAGAGAGTGAGATATTAAAAGCACAAGCAACAACAGCAGGTAGACTACATATAGTAGTTTCTCTGTTAGAAATAAATAGGGATTAATATGTTTATAGAAGAAGGAGAAGTAGCATACACATACATAAACGGTAAAAAAGTGCCGGTAGTAAAATGCGAGACAGAAGTAGTTTTAAGAAACAAAGAAACAGGTTATGAGTATGGTTCTGATAAAGAGGCAGAGGATGATATTGCAAATCCAGACACTGCCACACAAAAAGAACATGTAGTAAGATCTGTTAAAGTAAAAGTTGCGGCAATGCCACCGTTAGGTGCATCATCAGATGAGGATAAAAAAGATGGCGAAAAATAAAAAACCAGTCGTACAAGGTGGAGTAGAAAATTATTTAGGTAAACAACCACAAGTTGTTGCTCCTAGAAAATGGCAGTCTAGTCCTGATGCACCACCAACAGAACTTGCATACATTACAAAAGAAGAAAAAGATTTAATACTTAAAAAGGATATACACGGATCATTATCTAAAGGTCCTAATATGGGCCCATCTGGAATCATGTCATTAGATAGTTTTGGTGATATAGGTGGAGCTGGAGCTGGTGGAGCTGATACAGCTGCTGGAGGTGGATATGATACAGGCGCTGGAGGCGGAGGTTTTTCTGGTCAAGCACCAAATGAAACTAAATCAGCGTTTGAGGCGAGAACAAGAAATCAAAGAGAGATTATGCAAAAAGCTGAACAACGACAGGCTGAAAGATTAGGGTACAATGAAAGACAAAATATAGCTGACTTTAAATCTAGAAGAGGACCATTTGGTTTAGGTAGCTTATTTTCAACTGTTCTTGGACTTGTAAATCCGGTTTTAGGTTTTGCAAGTAGAGCTGCTATGGGACTACCTGGAATAAAAAGTGTTCTTGGTAAATTTGGATTTGGAAAAACAGAGGAAGAAGACGATGGAACAACTTTAGCACAACAAGTAAGTCCTGATTTACCTTTTGCAAGATCTTATTTACAGAGTTTACAACCAACTAGTATTACCGGAACTAATTTTCCAGGAGCTAATCAACCAACAAATGTTGCTGATCCTAATCAATTATCTGGTGATCTTATGAGTCTTGAAGAAGGTGTGGAACCTGGCTTCTCTCCTTTACAAGCAAGAGATGGTGGTAGAATTCAATATATGGATGGCGGACTGACTGACCTTGTGGACATATATGATTGATTATAATAGAAAAAGGCGATAAAAAGGACAAACTATGGCAATTTCAAGAATGAATATGGAAAGACAACTTAGAGCTGGCGGTGGTATCATGACACTAGAAGAGCCAAGACAAGGTTATTTTCTAGGTAAGATTGTAAGAAAGGCTAAAAGAGCTGTAAAAAAAGTTGTTAAATCACCATTAGGTAAGCTTGCAATAGGAGCAGCCGCAGCAAATTTTGCACCAATGTTATTTGGTAAAGCAAGTTTACTATCACAAGCAGGTGGTTTTAGTGGTATACCAGGATTACTTGCTAAATCTAGATTTGGTCAAGCTTTTGGATCTAAAGGTGCTTTAAGTTCAATAGGAAATTTATTTAGAGTAGGTGGAGTTGGATCAGGGGCTGTTAGTATACCAAGAATATTAGGTGGAATTGGTATTGGTTCTGCTCTTGCTGCACCATTCTTAATGGGTGGTGATGAAGAAGAGATAGATGAAGGTGTAGATGTTACAGGTGTACAGCCAATGGTAGCAAACGTCAGACAACAAGCTAGAGATTTTTATAAAAATCCTGCCTCTCGTGCATCTTCTGGTTTATTTTTTATGCCACAACAAAAATTTGTACAACCTTCTTTCTTTGCTGCTGGTGGTGGACTAGCCGACATACCAAGAGAAGGATATGATGAAGGTAAAATGGTATTAGGTGAAGGTTTTAAATCATTAAATAAAATGGCTATGGATATGTTTGGAAAACCAGTAAGAGAATTAAACAAAGATGAAATGGAGCAATTAAGAGAAGAATTTAACATATCAAAAGGTATTACAGAAGCTAAAGATGGAGGTATCATGGACCTAGGTGGTATGGAAAAAGATTATAGAGAAGGTGGCTTTGTACCTATAGGAGCTGAGGAGAGAGCTGACGATGTGCCAGCTAGACTTAGCAAAAATGAATTTGTATTTACAGCAGACGCTGTAAGAAATGCAGGCGGAGGCGATATAGACAAAGGCGCTGAAGTTATGCAAAATATGATGGACAATCTAGAAGCAGGTGGTACTATATCAGAAGAGTCCCAGGGCATGGAAAATCCTGCGCAAGCGATGTTTGATCAAGCACAGATGTTGGAGGGTAGATTAGAATAATGGCATTACCAGATTATTTACAAGAAACCGCAAAAGATTTTGCCAAACAATTAACGGCACAGACGGCTGTACCTATAGATACAAGTAAGTTTACAGGTCGTCAGTTTATTTCTGGTGAGGATCCACTACAGACACAGGCTATTAATCTTGCAACTGCAGGTATCGGTAGTTATCAACCATTTTTAACACAAGCACAACAATTAACGGGTCCAGGAGCAGGGGCCGGGGTTGGATCTGTAGCATCATTTATGTCACCATATCAACAGGGTGTTATAGATGAAACATTAAGACAGTTTGATTTATCAAGACAGGGCGGTATGCAACAGATTGCAGATCAAGCATTCACATCGGGTGCGTTTGGTGGTGGTCGACAAGGTGCATTAGAGGGGCAATTTATGGCAGACACGACTGCTGGCAGAGCAGGTCTTGCTAATCAATTATTAGCACAAGGTTTCCAAGATGCATCAGCTAGAAGAGCACAAGATTTACAGAATCAATTTGCATTATCTAATTTTCAAAGACAAAATTTAGCTGGAGATGTAGCTAATCTAGGTCAACTAGGTGCATTCAGACAGGGTCTGTCACAATCAAGATTAACAGCCGATCGACAAGCAGCAGAGACAGCAGCTTTTGAACCATTCCAAAGATTAGATAGATTTGGTGCAGGAATTACAGGTCTTGCTGGGGGTGTAGGAGGACAACAATTCCAGGCACCTGCAACTCCTAGTCCATTCTCAACAGCTTTGAGTACAGCTCTTGGTATCGGCGGATTGTTCGGTAAATTTAGGTAAGATATGAGACCATTAAATAGACCAATGTTCAAAATGGGTGGCCCTATCAAAGAGGGTATCATGAAGGGCATGAAAGAACCACAAGCTATCAACACTGTTGGTAGTCCTATTGCACCTACAGATGCAAGTGGTCGTCAAGGTTATGCACTTCCATTAATACCTATAGCCATGGGTTTATTGGGTCAAGGAGCAAGAATGGCATTAGCTCCTCTTGGTAGATTTACCATGCAACAAATAGCTAAAAGAGGTGTAATGTCACCAGGATCAGGTTTAATAAGATCTGGTTTAGGTAGAACAAGAACTATGACACCTGCTGATAGTTTAACTACAGAGGCTATGAAATTTAAACCAACTGGATTTGGTAAATATATTTTAGGTTCACCTGAAGCAAAAGCTATTGGAGCGATAGCTTCTGGATCTGGTAGAATCGGTGGTGGTATTAAAAAAGTAGGAACAAGCCTTGCTAAGTCTCCACTATTAGTAGGGGGTGCTGCATACCAAGGATTTAAAGCACTTGGTCCAGATGAAAAACCAACTGCAGCAGCAGATGATACAACAGGTCAATTACAAAGAGTTGATGAGATAGGAACAGGCGCAGGCACAACAGGTGGTAGTGTTACTGAAGATCCTAACAAAGCAAAACAGATCCAAGAAGATAGAATAGCAAAAACTAAAAAAAGATATTACGAACTTATGGGTCTGGACAAAATGAAAAAGGATGCTGCGTATGACTCGTTAATAGATGCAAGTAGAATTGTTCAAGAACAAGGTGGAGATCTAAAAGGTGCTATTAGATCAGGTAATTTACAATCTCAAATTATAAATGCTATATCTAAAAATCTAGATAAGTCTGCTGATATTAAACGACAGATAGATGCTGCAATACTTAAAGGTGAAATTACAAAAGATATTGCATCAGCAGATACCACAGATAAAAGATTAAAAGAAGCTAGAATTAAAGCTCTTGATAGAGCAGAAAAACAAGCTGGTGCCTCTGGTCAGATAGCTGCAGTAGTAGCTAAAGATGGAACTATTAGCGGCAGTCAAACAGCAGCTATATTAAGAGCAGATGATATTCAATATGATGGTGTATTACAGGATAAATTATTTAACAATTTCAAAAAAGACAATCCTGCTGCAGATGAAATAGATTTTATGATTGCAAAAGGTAAAGATCTTGACGATGGTAGATATGTTATCGGTGCAAGATTAATTGAGAAAAAAGGTAATCAAGTAGCCTTCGTAGTATAGGAGGACTAAATGGCTTCAATCGAAGACGTATTTTACGGTAAATCAAGCAACAATAAGGTTGGTACATTAGAGTCTGTGTTGTCTGGTGTTGCATCAGGTTTGATTGCAATACCGAAAGGTTTCTTTTCTTTGGGTGCAACTCTTTTAGATCTTGGTGTTGATAGTGGTGCAGCTGCAAGAGTAGAACAATACTTTGATGATCTTACAGAGTTTGATGAGAAAGCAGAAGCAACGGCTGCAGGTAGAATAACAGAAGCGTTAGTAAACATAGGTATACCAGGTGGTGTAGGTTTTAAAGTTGCATCTAGAATGGCAGGTGATGCTATGAAAGCCGCACGAAATGGTAAGTATGTAAAGCTATCTAATCCAAATCTAAAAAAAGGTATGGATCAAGCTATACAATTAAACACGCGCGGTAAGACAAATAAATTTATTGCAGGTGCACTAGGTGGTGGTTTAGCAGAAGGTGTATTTGTAGGTGATGTAGAGAAAGTTGGTACGTTTGGTGATCTTATCGGTGGACC